AATTCGTAGCCCCTGATACTGGATCAGTCGCTGGAACAGTTACACTAAAAATAGTCTCATAATAAGTCGATGGACTAGCGCTTTTATTGCCCTGATTATACTTCATTTGCAAATCCCATTTCTGAACCTTGCTGGACTTGTTGTAGGGCACGGCTCCCGTTAAAGTTTTCGTTACTGCCATTTTTATTCCTCTTTATTAGATTTTAATTGCTCGACTTCTGCCGAGAGTTCTTGGATTGATTTAACCAACATTGGTATTAATGCCGATTCACCAATTCTTTGTCTGCCGTCTACTTCATCTTCAGACCACATATCAAAGCCTTCTTTTAGTTCGTATTTGTCGATGACTTCTTTGACCTCTTGAGCTACAAAACCATGATTGTATTTACCATTCATGGTTCTTTCTTCAGAACCTTCTTTGTACGCTTTCATGTCTGAAGGTATATCCTTTTCTTTTTTCCAAAGGAAGGTCACTGGTCTTAGTTCGTTAATAAAGTCTAATCCAACCTCTTCGTCTTGGATATCTTCTTTTAGTCTTATATCAGAAGGCGCTGTAATTGATGTTGCACCATTAGCTATTGCCGAATCAGAAGTTCCAGTACCAAAACAGAAGCTAGAATCTGCATTTCCTGTAACACCTTGACCAAGAACTATTTGAGAACTAGCACCACTAGCACTGGTATTAGCAGACTGTCCTACTACAGTATTACTACTGCCAGTTGTTAATGTACCCATAGACCTATGCCCCATAGCAACATTACTTGTGCCTGTCGTAACTGTATCTCCTGCTTCGTAACCAAAAAATGTATTAGAATCCCCTGTAGTATTAGCTGTTCCTGCATAAGTTCCAATAGCCGTGTTTCCACCAGCCGTTGTGTTTGCATCTAATGCTTGATAACCAACCGCTACATTAGAGTTTCCTGTGGTGTTTGCTATTAAAGCAGATTCACCTATTGCAATATTAAGTTGTCCTGTGGTATTTGCTCTTAAAGCAGATTCACCAACAGCAGTATTTCTCGCTCCTGTGGTGTTTGCTGCTAAAGAATTATTTCCTATAGAGACACCATTAGCACCAGTGGTGTTTGCTGCTAGTGCGTTTCTACCCACTGCAACGTTATCATTGGCGGTTGTATTTGCTCCTAAAGCGTCTTTACCGATAGCAACATTACTCTCGCCTGTAGTATTGGCATCTAAGGCATTATTGCCAACAGCTACGTTAAAGTTAGCAGTAGTGTTTGCACCTAAAGCATAATTACCCACAGCAACGCACTGTTCTCCAGTGGTGTTGTCTCCTAATGCAGCTTTACCAACGGCTGTGCTAACTCCACCAGTGGTGTTGGAATCTAAAGCACCAGAACCCACTGCTGTACTCTCTGCACCTGTGGTGTTTGCTCCTAAAGCATTATTACCTATACCAACATTGGAACTAGCCGTGGTATTAGCGTCTAATGCGCCTTTACCTATTGCAATATTTTCAGCTCCTGTGGTATTTGTTAGTAAAGCGTGACGACCTATAGCTACGTTGTTAGATGCAGTTGTATTATTTGCCAAAGCACTTGAGCCTACCGCCACGTTGTTACCGCCAGTTGAATTATCCAACAGGACATCATTACCTATGGCTACATTTTCTTCTCCCGAAGTGTTTGATGTAAGAACATTATGACCTACACCTACGTTGTAACTAGCAGTTGTTATAGCATCAAGAGAACCAAAACCTATCGCTATGTTTTGAGTTCCAGTTGTATTTGCTCCTAAAGCTGCATAACCAATACCCACGTTGTTATTTGCAGTGGTGTTAGCATCTAAAGCATAAGCACCCAGTGCCGTATTATAAGAACCTGTAGTATTTGCTGCTAATGCTTGGGTGCCTAATGCTGTGTTCTGTGCGCCTGTGGTGGTTGCACTAAGACCAAAATATCCAATCGCTGTATTGCCATCGGCTGTCGTAGCAGCATCTAAAGCATAAGCGCCTAGTGCAGCATTTTGTGTACCTGTGGTGTTTGCTGTTAAAGACTGATAACCAACTGCCACATTTGATGCACCTGTGCTAGTGTTTTCCATAGCTTCATGCCCAATTGCTACATTATTATCGGATGTCGCTAATTTTAAAGCATCACGACCTATCCCAATATTATAACTGCCTGTTGTAACGGTACTTACAGCGCTAAAACCAATTCCTATGTTTCCTCCGCCTGTGGTTATAGCGTCTCCAGCATTGGTTCCTATACCTACATTTGTTGAGCCTGTAGTAAGCACTCCTAAAGCATCGTATCCAAAAGCTATATTATGATCACCACTTGTTATAGCATTCATAGCTGTTAAACCTACAGCCGTATTATAAGTAGCTTCATCTAATGTTCCAGTAGTCTGATGTCCTATAATAAGCGATCCTGTGAAATTTGTTCCTGCTGATTTAGCATCTGACAAACCATCTATTGTTGTTGTACCTGTAACTGGATCTTCCCAAGCTACTCCACTTCCTGTTGAGGTCAGTACTTGTCCGTCACTACCTTGTGCGCCACCTACTGTTAGATTGTCTGTTTCTAAAGTTCCATCAATGTCGGCGTTTCCTGAAATATCTAAACTTCCTGCGTCTAGCTCTCCACTTATTGTAAGTAATCCACTAGAAGGATTATATGTAAATCCAGTGTCTGTTTCAATTCCTTGTGTGCCTGTAGCACCGTCTACAAATGTAGGATAAACTGTTTCGTCTGTAGAGTTATTAGCACTAACTGTAACATTTGTTCCTTCTGTAGCAAGTGCAACCGCTATATTTGCTGTGCCATCAAAAGATGTTCCACCTATTGTTCTAGCTGTTGCCAAAGCTGTAGCTGTTGCTGCTAATCCTGTTGTATCTTGATTTAATGTTCCTATAACAAAATCTAAAGTATTATCACCATCTTCATAAGTTACAGTAATGTTTGTTTCAGTATTACTTCCAACCATTGCACCTACTGTGTCAGCTATGTATTCATTTAAAGCAGTTCCGTCAACAGTGTATGCGTCTGCTTCTAACGTACCATCTATGTCAGCATTACCTGAAATATCAAGAGATCCTGCATCAAGTTCACCTGTTATAGTTAATAATCCAGAACTAGGATTATATGTTAAACCTGTATCGCTTTCTGCTCCTTGACTTCCAGTAGCTCCATCAACAAAGATAGGATACACAGTTTCATCAGTACTATTATTTGCAGAGATTGTAATATTATCTGCTGTTCCTGTTGTGTCTTGATTAAGTGTGCCAATTACAAAGTCTAAAGTATTATCTGAATCTTCATATGTAACTGTAATATTAGTCTCAGTATTAGAACCTACCATTGCTCCTACAGTATCAGCTATATATTCATTTAATGCTGTACCGTCTACTGTATATGCATCTGCTTCTAAGGTTCCGTCAATATCAGCATTACCACTAATATCAAGTGTTGCAGCATCAAGTTCACCACTAATGGTTATGTTTCTACCACCAGTAATATCTATGTTTGAATCTGTGACAATAGCTTTACTTGCTATTACTGTACCAGCAGTTATACCATCTATTGTTTCTAGTTCTGCTTCATTTATAACTGCGCTACCGATAGTAAAGCCTGTTCCTGTAATAACTCCAGATGAAGTAATTGCACCAGAGCTTATTGTTCCTAGTCCTGAAACATTACCGCTTGTATCGAATGTATAATTTCCATCTGAGAAAGTTCCATCAATTGTTACATTTCTAAATGTTCCTATATCTTTATTTGAATCTACGACTACTGCTTTAGAAGCTGCTACTGTACCTGCCGTAATTCCATCTAGCATTTCTAGTTCAGCTTCTGTTAATTCAGCGCCTGAACCAAGTGTCAGTGTTCCTGTAACTGTAAGATTATCATTGACTGTTACTTCAGAGGTTGAATGACCAATTGATATTGGTACACCTGAAGTCGCAGTACCAATAGTGATACCATTAGATGTATTAGAGTTATCTATGTTTAAGGATGTTGTTGCATCTAATGAAATAGTTGTGCCGTCTACTGCGAGTGTTCCGTCTATGTCTGTGTTGTCTAAGTTTGCAGTTCCGTCAACATCTATATCTCCTGCAAGATCAATTCCTGCAGCGCCTGCTAAAACTAAATCATCAGCAGATGTATCCCACAACATATATGCACTTGCAGTATCTCCGAAGAATTTAACATCATAGCCTGTATCGTCAACACCAACAGTTATAGTATTATCTACTTGAATAGCACCATCAAGATTAGTTGTTCCTGAAACTGTTAATAAATCTGTAGTTATTGTACCATCAAAGTATGCATCTTTAAATTCTAACGAGCTTGTACCTAAGTCTATATCGTTATCTGTAACTGGAACTATTGCTCCGTCTTGTATTCTAATTTGCTCTACTGCTGCTGAAGATACCTCTACAAATATTCCCCAACGATTATTAGTACTGTCTGCTACTATTTTATTTAAAAAGTCTAAGTCACCTATGGTGTGTATATTACCACCGTGTGCTGCTGTGCCGTCATGTCTATGCCCTGTAGTAGAAGCACTGCTTGAACTGTATGTAAATGCGTTGACTAATTGATTGTATTCGTTGTTAAACAATGCAGCAGTAATGGTGTCTCCATCACTGAAACTACTTTGTCTTGTATAACTTTGTGCCATGTTTTATTTTCTCCCCGATGGTACGTAATCTATATAAATTCCATTAACTGTATAAGGTGAATTTTGATTATCGCTAAATATTCTAAAATAATTACTTTTTCCACTTCCTTCTACCGACTGTCTTGTTATTGGATCTGTCGCTGCTCCAAACTTATATCCTCCTGCTGTTCCAAAAGTTGCTGTTGCAAACAGCGAAGGTTTCGGCACTGATAATGAATAATCTGTAGGTTGTGGACTATCCAGATCATCAAAATTATATCTTATTCTTAAACTTGTATCAACTTCTCCTTCTGGAGTTATAGAAACTTTTACATATTTTAAAGTTTTTAAAGTTCCTAAATCTCCGTAATCAAGATCTGGTGTCTGATACTTAGCTATAATATTTGTTGCTGTTCCACCAGAATCTAAAAAACTGTCTCCTGTATCGTGATTATATACTTTTCCGTTATAGTCACCATGATAATATTTTTCAACACCGCTTGAGTTAAATCCTGAAACTGCTGCAGCGCTTGCGTCTATTCCTACTGTTTCAGACCACTGAAATTGTGTTCCTTGTTGTGTGGTTTTCAAAGTACCTATAATTCCTCTTGAAGAACCACCAGTAGAAGAATCTCCGTAATATAAACGATACTGTGCTTTATCTCGTATAACAATACTGCTTACATTATAACTTCCAATATTATCTGCAATTCTTTTCATTACAGGCTGTATAGCACGAGTAACTGTACTTAACTCTACGTCACCGATTCTTGCTGTACCTGCTAATGTTCTTATACCGTCTGGTGCTAAAAATACTAAGTCACCACCAATCTCTTGAATACTTTTACCATCTAAACAACCAATATTTTGTGTAATTGGTTCTATTGCAATACTTGCAGATATATTTATATTTACTAATTTATAAATACTATTTTTACAAAATATAATTAGATCATCACGAAAAGATCTTAAACCTACTACTTGATCATCTAATACTATACTTCCTGAACCACTTGATGTAAAATCATCTATATCACTTGTGCCACTATAAAATATAGTATTTGGCGCTGTTGCTGCACCTGCTACTACTAAGTGTTTGTCATGTATTGTACAAAACTTAGGATAGTGTGTTCCATCTACTGTTATTTCTTTTGCAAAATAAGTCCTAGAATCTAAATCCCCACTACCAGTCATTTTAAAGTAAAAAGGTTTTACACCTGATCCTTCATCAGTAATTACAACTTCTCCGTAAGTTGTATCACCTTCGTAAGTTACAAAATGTGCTAGACTTTGTGAAGTTCTAGCTGAAGCACTACGACCTGTAAAAGTACTATAGTTATCTCCACTACCTGATACGCTTGCTCTATTTATTTGTAACCAACTTGTACCGTCTAAACTAAAATATATATTAGTACTTGCACAAGCTATTACTCCGTCTGCATAAACATATAAACCTAATATATCGTCTTGAGAGCTAGGATTTGCAGCACTTCCTCCACCAAAAGCTGAATAACCGTTTACTCGTCTATAACCACCAGCTATATCAACTTCAAAATTCTCTAATAATGTAGCAGAACCTGGTGTTCTTAACATCTCAAAAGAACTTGAAGACTTATCTAGGCCTCCTTCACAAGCTAGTGCAAAAGGTTGAGAAGCAGTCATTATATTTGATCCGTTGACATATACTTAGGAGCAGGATTCATAAGATTAGATCTCATTTGTCTTAATCCTTTTTTATAGTCATCTAATGCAAAAGCCGAAGCTTGTGGATTATCTTTAAATTGATGCATATAGTATCTGGCTCTTGCCAACAACACTGATTTATACATATCAGGAAATACTATTGCATCTCCATGTGCATCTAATGCTGTTGGTAAATCCCAAGCAAAAAACCATACTCTGTATACTTTATCTGGTATTGGACTTACTCCAAATTTTCTACCGTCAGGACTTCTTATAACAGTTTTTGGCTCACCATATGTTTGTGTATCAGCATCGTCTATATTCTCTGCTTCTCTATAGTGATCTTTCCATTCCTCTGCTGTAAGAAAAGATAAGTTTCTACTTGTGTATGGTGTAGAAGCTCCGCTAACACCTATCGTTGTAAGATAAAAATCATTCCAATCTATAGCGCCATAATCAGTAGTTATAGAACTTGAGGCTGCTTTTAATTCATACCAGCGAGTTCCTGCTACAGTCTCTACATATACGTTACCGTAAAAAGGATCTGTTGCTCCGCTTTCTCCTGTAGCGAGGAAAGACCATCTAGGCTCTGCACTTACAATATCGTTATAAGCTCTATTAACACAGTCTTTAACATGAGCTTGTACACCTAACGCACTGCTAAAATTTGAAGATGTTAAAACAACTTCGTTTGATTCCCTTAATAACTCATTAGTTAATTGTAAGTATGTAGTTGCCATTTATTATTTACTCTTCAGGTGTTTGTTCTTCAGTTTCTTCTTCTAGTTTATCAACTACAGTTCCTATTGCTTGAACAGGTATAGATATTGCAGTTCTGCCTAAATCCATAGATTCGTCTACAACTGCAGCCGTTACGTTTTTACCAGCATCTACTGTTTCTTCAAAAATAGAACAGCCAGAAACTGTCAATAAAAAAGCAACTAAAGATAGTAATTTAATTTTCACTATAAATTCCTCAATATTATTATTATAGTAACTATTTATAATAGGAAGTTACTTTAACCTTTTTGTCTGTTATAATTCTTTTGGGGTTTTCCAAAAATTCTATCAAAATTCTTATTGTATGTTTTTCTTTCTTGTGCGGTCATTCTAGTGCCTGCACTTATTAATTTTCTATTGCCTTTCTTCTTATTCTTTAAGATGACAGGTCTTGAGTCTGTTCCTATTTGTGGCATTTGTTTTCTCTATTTAGTATGGGGAAGGCGAACATAAAATTCCCTTCCCACATACGTTTTTCTGCTCGAATTAACAATTAGTCAATCGCATAGAAAGCAGCTACTAGAGCTTCGCTACGAAGTACATCAGCGCCATAGACGTGAAGACCTCTAACGATGTCACCAAAGCTGTCAGGATCACGGATCACTTCAGTTTGTGTGATAGCTTGTGCAGTAGCGCAGGCTGAAATATGTCCAGCTAATACTTTACCACTAGCTGTTGAAGCAGCAGCAATATTATTAGATTTGTACATATCAAAACCACGTAACTTTCCACTTGATACTAAGCCATTTCTTAAAGAACCTTGACCTGCGTTGTAGTCAACTGACATTAGTTTAGAACCAGTTTGAGCGAGTTGCTCGTACCACGAAGGCGGAGCTACAAACCATCTACCTTCTTCAGGGATGTTTTGTTCGTCTAATAGTCTAGCCATAAATGCCATTACATCAAGAGGATCAGCACCAGTACCATCAGAACCAGTAAGGTCGATAGAATTAGAGCCGCCTTGATGTTGCCCCATTGTTTGAGTAGCCGCAGAAGCATCAGCACCTAACACATGGTCAGGCGATGAAGTTGAGACTCCACTAAACATTTCGGCAATGACACCTTCATCAAAAGCATCTTTTAGAGCGTAAGCTGCAGAAGAGGATGCGACCTCTTTCCAGTTTACGTGAGACATAGATTTCTCAATGTCATCTACTTTGAATTTGAAAGCGTTTGCTACATCAAC